CACTTACATCCTTCTTCTGGAATAAATAATGATCTAATCTTTGGACCTAGATCTTTATTTCTTGCAGGTATTTGTTGTAGGTTAGGATTTTGATAACTAAATCTGCCTGTAATTGTACCACCAAACTCTGATCTTAATTGGTTTATATCTGCATGTATTCTACCTTTGTGTTGATACTTTAATATGGAGTCAATAAAAGTTGTGTGGGCTTTGTTTATTTCTCTAGCTTTCGCAATCATCTTTACAACAGGGTGCTCGTGTTCTTGTAAAAAGTTTTTAGTAAAAGAAGGTGCAGCTGTTTTTTGTGTCCTCTCATACGGTATTTTTAAATTATCAAATACTTCTGCAATAGATCGTGCAGCCCATATCTGTGGTCTAACATTTGTTTCTCTTTCAATAGCTGTAAGTAAGTCTCTTTCTTCTTGTATTAATTGTTTCTTCATTAAATGTGCTTTATCCACATCTACTCTCACACCTTTAAACTTCATGTCTACAAGACATGGAAAGAGCTCTGTCTCTAAATCAAATACATCTTCGAGATCTTGGTGAATAATTTCTTTCTTCATCTCCTGCCATAAACCTAATGTAATTTCTGCATCACGTTCAGCGTAAGATCCTACGTGCATGGATGGTAGCTTGTACATCTCAGACTTTGGATCTATGCCCCACTCAGATGCAGCTTCAGCTAATGCACCTTCGTTCTTACCATAGCCAAGATAGTGCCAAGACAAACTATTGAGATCGTATCTAAATCTATTCTCATCTGTAATAGCTGCAGCTATCATCGTACAAACAATGTCACCATTTATTTTAAAACCTAATTGTCGTAACCAACAGACGTCGTACATAGCATTGTGAAATACTTTTGTTGATGGCGCTTCTAAAATATCTTTAAGCCACTCTAAAACTTTTTTACGATCCATGTTCCCTCCACCTTCGTGTGCGATCGGGAAGTATCCTTTGAAACCATTTGTGGCTACAGCGATACCGATAACATCACCGTTACCAATTACAGAGCCCGATCCTTTTTCTTTTAAGTCTGGATCTTTAGTTTCTAAGTCAATGGCTATTTCTTCTACTTGTCTAAGATCTGGAAACTCCGTTGGGATATTCCATTCTGTTTGTGCTTCAAATTTAGGTATTCTCATTGCTATCCTTTTTTAGTGTAAATCCTGGTGGCAGAGGTTTTGTAGTGGTGTCTTCTGAATAATCTCTTTCAATAATCATATCGATGTAATGCTTTGCTTTTTCAAGATCTTGTTTCTTTCCTTTATCACGATGTCTGATTATGTATTTAATAGCACATCCTTCCGGATATAACAACTCGTTCTCAGATATAAACTGACTTGGCTGAATTTTATACTTACGGTAATGGGATCCTCCGTGTTGCTTATCCCAAACTTTCGATGTCATAACTTCTCTCCTTATTTTTTCCTGCAATAAAATACAGATTTTGTTTTGCTCGAGTCACACCAACGTACCAAACTCTGTGTTCTTCATCCTGTTTCTCTAAGCTTTTTTGTAGTGATTCTAAGGTACGTCTAGACATATCTAACACCAATAAAACATTGTCAGCTTCTCCACCTTTTGCGGTGTGTATGGTAGATAGTTTAACTCTAGCTTCACCACTCAAAGGTTCTTTTCTTTCTAACATTTTTCTTATGTACAAACTATCATCTAAATCCAATTGTAATAACTCATACCATTTTAAATTTTTATCTATCTCTTCAATAGTTTTATATGTTGTGTATTCTAAAATATCTTTAATCTCTGCTTCGTTTAACTCTTCACCTTTTACGTAACGTGTCCAATTAATAACAATCTTATATAATTTTTCTGAATAACTTTTCTTATTTTTATATTCAAAATAAATACCCATGGATTTAAGATCTGGTATTAAACTAATTAATCTATAATTAGTTCTCGCTAGTATTAACCAGCTTCCCTCTTGTATGGGCACCTCTTGTAGTGAATAAGATTCAGGATATACATTGCCTGTCTCTTCACGTGGTTGCCATTTTTTTATTATCCTCCTCTCGTTTGGTATACGATTTAATATTTTATTTGCTATAGCCTGTATGTTTTGAGGAACACGATATGACTTTGGTAATACTCTTTCTTTACCTGGTTCTTTTTGAAATCGCTCTACATCAGCACCAGCCCATCCGTAGATGGCTTGGTCATCATCTCCAGCTAGTATGACATACTTAGATTTTTTCTTTAGTTCATCATACATCTTCCATTGTATGGGTGATAAGTCTTGTGCCTCATCAATAAATACAACATCAAAAGTCGGACAAAGTTCATGTGCGCGATCAATAAACTTTTGTATCATGTCGTTAAAGTCAACAAGTTTAAATGCTTCTTTTCTGTTGTCTAATTCTAATTTTAAAATCTTAACAATCTCAAAGTCTAGGTCCTCAGAATACATGTTACTATTAAACTCGTCTTCGATAGATATATTTTTTATTTTAGCTGCTGATATAAGTTTAAAATACTCACTATTTGAATCAACAAAACCTGTGCTGTCTTCACCGTTTGAGAATACAGATACTTCAATACCAACTTCTCTACCAATCGCAGCATAGTCTTCGTTCTGCATAACATTGCTTTTTTTCATACCCAAAAGATTAAAAGCAAATGAGTGTAGTGTTTGAAAGTATGGTAGATCTTTATCTTCTAGCTCAGAATGCTTATCTAACATTCTTCCCCTAGCTTCTCCTGCAGCTTTTTTAGTAAAAGCAAAGTACCCTATTCTATGTAGTGGTGTGCCAAACTTAACAAGTGTTCTTACATAATGTAAAAGTTTTGTTGTTTTACCTGTACCAGGAGGACCCAATATCTTTCTAATCATATAATCTCCTTATCGTAATTAATTTTATTGTGTAAAATTTTTACACTTTGAAACTTTTCAAGAGATATCTTAATTAAATGTTTTGTTGGTGTGTTGTATTCACCTTTCTTTTGTGACGGAAATCTTTTTTCTTCAATAAATTCTATGTTGCAATCTTTATAAAACTCTTGTATCATTACGCCCGTTTTATCTTCAGGATACTTCCACCCACTATTTTTTAACTTGTTATAAAAACTAGCAAACTTAAAATACGCAAACCCATCATCAATTAACACACCGCCCGATTTGAAGCTGACATCATTCTGTGCCCTTGCTCCATTTATCTTTTGATGTAACTGATCATGTAGTTTTTCTTTTGGTGTTGTTCCTATTGGTGGATCTTGTATGGTTAGTGTTCTGTACAGATCTTCTAAAACTTTTTGATCATCACCAGACTTAATCATTGGTGGTGGGAATCCTGCATACTTTGATATAGCATTACGTCTTTTTCTTTGATCGTTAACGTGTTCTACATTCTTACAGTGCACTGTTCTTACGTCCTCACCATCGGGCAGAGTAACATCAAATGTGTATTCTGCTTCAGGCTCTAGATCAATCTTGACTAAATTAGTAAGGATTGGATAGCTGCCCTTAGATCCACACAATACACCAAACTTTCTTTTTACACAGATACCTTTCTTACAGTAATCACTGATAGGACTCTGTGTGCATGTGTATCCTT